TGGTGACATTCTTCTGGAGGGCGGATGGTCTCCCTACCAGGGGCTCGATGGAGAGCCGGATTGCCCATATGTCGCCTGGAGTCCTTACGTAGATGAGAAGGGGGTCCGTTACGGCATCATCCGGACGATGAAGAGCATCCAGGATGAGATAAACCATTCCTCTTCGAAACTTCTGCACCGCATGACGACGCGGCAGTTCTTCTACAAGGAGGGCGCCGTTGTCGATCCGGATGAGTTCTCAAAGCAGATCGCCCGGCCTGACGGCAAGATCAAGCTCAATGAACACACAGAGTGGGGCAAGGACATTGGGCTTGTTGACGATAATGCGCGGATGCAGGGCGAAGCCGATCGTCATCAGATGGCTCTGGCCGAGATGGAAAACTATGGGCCCAATCCCGGTCTGACAGGGCAGGGAACGGGTGTTGACGGCGCATCAGGCCGGGCCCTTCTGGCGCAACGAGACAGCGGCATGACAGAACTGTCACCCGTATTCGAGCGTCACCGGGACTGGAAGCTGCGCGTCTACCGGAAGATCTGGGCCCGTATCCGTCAGGCCTGGACGGCAGAACGCTGGATCCGTGTCACGGACGATGAAGATTCCGTGCAGTTTGTGCAACTCAACGCCTATCAGATTGATCCCGCAACGGGTCAGATTATGGCTCAGAATGTTATTGCCGACATCGATGTTGACGTCATGCTCGACGAGGGCCCTGACACGATCACGATGAACGAAGAGTTGCTGCAGACGCTCTCGCAACTGTCATCCGTGCCGCCGCCATTGTGGAAGGTGTTTATCGAGTTGTCGAACACGCCGCAGAAAGACAAGCTCTTCAAGATGCTGGACGAGGCGCAGCAGGCGATGCAGCCGCCGCCCGATCCTTCGATCGAGATGAAGGGCCAGGAACTTCAGGCCAGAATGCAGGAGCTTCAAATCAAGGGCGAGCAGGATGCGCGCAAGGCTCAGATCGATACCGCCAAGGCGGAAACGGATCTGCAGATCGCAGGCGCCAACTTGAAGCTGAAAGAACTCGATATCTACCAGAAGCAGATCGAGTTTGAGGGCAACCGGGCTTTGAAGGTTTTGGATCTCGAGGCCGAAGAAAAGCGCCAGTCGCACGATGCCCGGCGGCATGCTTGGGAAATCGAAAGCATGGATCGCAAAGGTGCGCATGATGCCGCCATGATGAAGAAGAAGGAAACCAGGATGGAGTCACCGGCTCATGGATGATGAACTGCTGAGATTGGAATGCTTGAAACGCGCTCAGGATCAGGGATTGACGGGTGATGCGGCGCGGTCTGAAGCAGACCACATTTTCAACTGGCTCAAGGGCCGAACGCCGTCGCTCCCATTGGAGCAAGGCAGCGTTACGATCGGCGGTGGAAAGGCTCGCGTGGTTGGCCGTGATGGCGATCTGGACAGCCCGTTCAAGGATTACGTCAAGGAATAAGTATTAGGCGCGTTCCATTTGCGTAGGACTCGCCGGACCATAGCGGCGTTTCGCGACCAGCCGGCGATACGGGCTGATAACGCCGCATCGGGGCGTAACCCGGTGATCTCGTGACCAGCAACGATACTGCGGAGAGCAACCATGACGATGGCAACGACGCCAGCGGACGACGAGTCCTACGACGACATCTTTGCAACCGGACGCCAGGACCGCGGGGAAGACCAACCCAAGGAAATCGCTGATCCTGAACAGAAGGCAGAACCGCACCGTGACGAACACGGGCGCTTTGCTTCCAAAAAGCAGGATGAAGAGGTCAGTCAGACACCGGAAACGGTGGTTGATGAGCCTCAGCCCAAGACGGAACCGTCCAATGAGGCCGATCGCCAGAGGCATGTGCCGCTCTCGGAACTCATGTCGGAGCGCAAGCGCCGGCAGGAGATTGATCAGCAGCTTGTTGAAGCACGCGCCAGGGCTCAGGCTTTGGAGCAATTGTTTCAGCAGCAACAGCGCCAACCGCAAACCCAACCACAGCCGCAAGAAGAAGTCCCCGACGCGTTTTCCGATCCGCAAGGGTATGTCTCTCACGTTCTGAGCCAGGAACGGGAACGCCAGCGCAACCAGATGCTCAACGTTTATGAGGAGATAGTCCGCGCGCGATACGGGGACGAGAAGGTCTCAGCCGCTTTTTCTGCGGCGCAGGCCGCGGGCATTGTTCCGCGCCTTGTGCAACAGACAAATCCTTGGGCCACGCTGATGCAGTGGCACCAGGATCATGTCGTCAAGCAGGAAGTCGGATCGGATCTTGAAGCCTTTAAGAAAAAGATTTCCGATGAGGCGGTCCAGAAGGCGATGGCTGGGTTGAAGAGCGGGAGCCAGGCGCAACAGCAGCAGCGGTTTCCTGGATCACTGGCGGCAGCGACCGCAACCGGTGAGCAGGGAGCCGTCCTCACGGAAAAGGCCGCCGTCAACGACATCTTCGGTTCTGACCGGAGAGCCCGTCGCCAGGCGTAGGCCAGTCCTCAACCTGACCACGAGAAGGCGAAAACACCATGGCAGATACCTCCGTTCTTTCCGGCTTGGAATTGACCAAGTGGAAGAAGAACTTCCTGCGCGAGATGGTTCGTGATTCTGGCTTCGAGCCCTACATGGGCACGAGCCAGATGGACATCATCCACGTCATCAACGATCTGGAGACTGACGGCTACACGATCCGTGTTCCGCTGCTGAAGCAGCTGAACGGCAACGGCGTGGCTGGCGACCAGCGTTTGTCCGGCAACGAAGAGCAGCTGAACCAGTTCTACCAGGATGTTTCCTGGGAGTTCTACCGCAACGCCGTTGAAATCTCCAAAAAGCAGCGTGAGAAATCGGCCGTGGATCTCATGGCTGCCGTGCGGCCCGAACTTTCGGATTGGGCCACTGAGAAGATCAAGTATCAGATCATCGACTGTTTCCATTCCATGAATGGCGTCAAGTACACGGATGCATCCGAAGCCCAGAAGGACGCCTGGTGTACGGCGAACGCTGATCGCGTTCTCTTCGGAGCGGCGGTGTCGAACTATTCGACGGATCATTCCGCTGCTCTTGGTAATATCGACAACACCGCCGATAAGTTGACTGTTTCGGTGGCCACGCTTGCCAAGCGGCTTGCTCGCAAGGCGCGTCCGCGCATTCGTCCATTCAAGACCGGCACGCAGGGGCGCGAGTTCTTCATGATGTTCTGCCATCCGCTGTGCTTCCGGGATCTGAAGAACGATAGCGTCATGACGCAGGCGAACCGCGATGCCCGTCCGCGCGACGTGAACGCCAACCCGCTCTTCCAGGATGGGGACCTGATCTATGACGGGATCATCTTCCGCGAGATCCCGGAATTCTACCAGCCGCGCAATCCGAACGATAGCGTGAATACAGCAACAACGCTGTCGAGCACCATTCAGGTTGGTGCCAACTTCCTGTGTGGCGCCCAATCGATCGGTTACGTCAACAAGCAGATGCCGACGCCGACGACCAAGAAGGAAGACGACTACGGGTACTTCAAGGGCATGGGGGTCGAGTTCGCCAACGGCATGGAGAAATTGACGTGGAACAATGGTGCCGACACCCGCAAGGACGTCGGGATCTTCACGGTCTATGCCGCTGCCGTGGCCGATGCGTAATCCAAAGATGAGAGAAGGAAACCAACTCAATGGCTAGCACTTTTAAATCCAATCTCGTCAAGGACGGCATCAGGGCCGGTGTCGGTGACGGATCGCAGGAGGTTGTCGTATTCGCAACCTATGCAGTTACGGCCGCTCTTGTGGTCAACGACGTGATCGAGATGATCCCTGTTCCGGCTGGGGCCGTGATCACGCGTGTTACGCTTGGTGCAACCGATCTCGATACAGGCGGTTCGCCTGCGATCGTGCTCGATGTTGGTGATGGAACGACCACGGATAGGCTTATCGACGGTGCAACCGTCGGGCAGGCTGGAGGGTCGTCGTCGTCGCTGACATCGACCGCGTTTGGTTACACATATGCTTCAGCCGATACGATTGACGTTAAGGTCCAGGTCGCTCCGGAAACGGGGGCAACGTCTGGCACGATCAGTCTTCTCGTGGCCTACGTCCTCAATCGATAAACCAACCGCCCAGGGGTGTGCTTGCCCCTGGGCTCCTCAACTCTTGGAAGATCACATGCAAATCACGTTTATCGGCAACCCAGAAAATCCAGACGACAAGGCGCAGTCCTGCGAGATGCACGGTTTGGTGTTCTTCCGCGATCAGCCAACAGATGTGTCCACCCTAAGTGATGCGGCGCAGAAAAAGCTGGCGGCGAATAAGCATTTTTCTGTTAGCGGGGAGCGGCGGAAGCCTCGCAAGGCCGATCCCAAGGTCGAGGCCGAACCTGAATGACAACGTACACGACGACGCAGATCGCGGAGGACGTTCTGCGCAAGCTTAGCTTGATCGATGCGAACAGTTCAGGCGCGGCCGCAGATGTTGCCTATATTTCGCGCGTCTATGAACAAGCTTTCGAAGAATGGTCCGATGAAGGCTTGGTCTATTGGCCAAGCTCTGAGATTCCAGGCGCCGTAGCTCCTGTGATCATAGATCTTGTTGCCAACCGGGCGCAGAATGCTTTTGGAATTCCAGTCTCGATCGCCGATGCGCAGATTATCGAAGAACGCATTTTGAGGCGGTTGCGCCGGCATGTGGCGCACAGGCTGAGCGGTTTCACGACCAAGGTCGATACCTTCTAGCAGGATACGATGCCAATCGTCCCCGTTTCCATCGCTACCCAATCCAACAACGCGCGCTTTACTGAGGTAGTCTGATGCTTGGTTTCGGATTAGGTCTCACACATTTTGGAACACGCGGTGGTGTCAGTGATACGCCGGACAGTTCCGTATCCGGTGCCGCCCTCATGCTGGCATCCGAGCCAGAAGGCTTTGCGATCGACTTCAGTGATGCCTCGATCTGCATCAAGGACCTGACGACACCAGCCAACAGCTTTGCAAGTCAGGGAACCGTCCTCAACGGTGCCCTCGTCGGGCCTGGTGCCAAAATCACCTACGCGTCTCCCTCACCAAAGCTGTGCAAGAAATCGGACGGCACCTACGGTTACAGGGCACAGAACCTCTATCTCAACTCGGAAAGCCCAGCCAATCAGAGCGTCACTGTCGTTTCTGGCCTGCCCTACATCATCGCTGTAACAGGAACTGTCTCTATTACACTCTCGGGTGCTGCGATAGGCACCGTGACAGCAGGCAATCCGATTACCTTCACTGCGTCCACGGGCACGCTGACGTGTGGCTCAACGTCGGGCGCTGGCACAGTGCATCTGCGCTCCACGCTGGCGGCCTCAGAGTACATCCGAACAACAACCGTCCCTCTCTACGATCTCCCCTACGACTGGACGGGCACATACTATTATCCGTTGTGCGAGCCCGCCGCGACGAACCTGTTTCTCAACAGCCGCGCGGCTGCAACGCAAAACTTCAGCGTCACGGCACAAGCCTACACGCTGTCGTTCATCGGCACCGGAACAATCACGCTCTCTGGCACGTCCACGGCTGGCCCGCTTGTCGGAACAGGTGCGAATAATCGGGTGTCCCTGACGTTCACGCCAAGCGCCGGAACGCTGACCCTGACCGTTTCCGGCACAATGGATTTGGTGCAGCTAGAAACCGGCATCGCCGCCACCTCCCCGATCATCACAGCCGGTGCCACCGTCACGCGGGCGGCGGATCAGCCGACGATACCGACGAGTGCGTTTCCGTTCAATGCATCAGCAGGAACACTCTACGCCAAGGTGATCCCGCGCGCCCCAACAAGCATAGGCGTCAACACGGCCGTGTCACTCAATGACGGCTCGAATAATGAGGCATACAGGCTGCGGGTAAATGACGGAACGGGAGCCGCAATATTCTCCGTCTCAGATGGGGGTGTAGCTCAGGCGGGCCCGTTTGTTGCGGGCGTCACCGTTAACACTGAGCAACGGGTAGCGGGTGCGTATGCCTTAAATGACTTCCAAGTTGCCAGGAACGGTTCCACCGGCACTCTGGACACTTCTGGAACGCTTCCGACTGTAACCACGCTGACGATTGGCGGTGCTGCGTCAGGCGGTCAATACCTGCACGGGCATCTGTTGCAGCTTATGTACTTGCCCCGCCGCATGTCCAACGCCGAACTCCAAGCCCTGACAGCGTGAGTAGACAGCCATGACATACAAAATAGACTTTGCCGTCTGGGCTCCTGATGAAGCGACCTTCTGGCAATCGTGGATCGCACGCGGCATCTGCACTGCACCTTATGCGTGGACACCAGACTATCCCGGTATCCAAATCTCAGATCAGACCGCACAGGGCTGGACACCGACACGCGAGGATGGCTCTCCGGTACCGGGCTGGCACGCCAATGTCCGCATTACCGGGCCTCTGGTCTGGGAGTTCACTAATGGCCTTGAGCAGTACGGCGAGGATGGCGCCCTGCTTTCGCTGTTCGACAGAACATGGGCGGCGGAGGTGTTTGGGTTGACCGAGCAGCCCGCCGATCCTGAGACCGGGTTTTCGGCTGGCATGCGCAATTCCGCTGGCGTTACCTATGCGGATGCAAAGGATATCAGAACACCCACCAATATCTGGGCGTGAAAGGAGACATTGAAAATGGGACTTCCGACATATCTTGCAAATGGCAACATGACTGCCCCTGCGACATCACTTGTAAAAGTAACGGCTTCCGATTCAGCCAATTTTGAGCCATGCCGGGGCCTTCTTGTCGGAACAGCAGGCAACGCACGCATTGTGACGGTAGATGATGTGAATACCGGCGAGTTAAGCCTCGTGCCTCTGCAGCAGGGATATAATCCTATCGCGTGCAAGCGCATCTATTCGACGGGTTTAACAGCATCAAACATCTGGGCGCTCTACTGATATGCCGCTTGTCCCCGTTTCCATCGCCAAGCAATCAAACGCATCACGGTTCCGTCAGGAAGGCTCAGCCCGGCTCGTGAACTGCTACACCGAGGAGACCGGCGAGGATGCCAAGGCCCCGATGACGGTCTATGCCAGTTCCGGGCTTGATGTGTGGAACACGGTTCCAGCATCCGGTACGGCGTCGGGCGTTACGGGCGTTCGCGCCATGCTGGCGACGGACGACTACCTCTATATGGTGGCAGGCCGCAAAGTGACGGCAATCAGCCGCCTTGGCGTTCAAACGGCCATCGTCACGCTTCCGGGCGACGGTGACGTGTATCTGGCGGCCAATCGGCGTTCGCCAACGCCGCAGGTCGCACTCGTGTCGGATGGCGTCGGACGCATCATTACGGACACGTCGATTGCGACAATTACGGATGCCGATCTGCCTGCGCCCACAAGCGTCGGGTATCTCGACGGGTATTTCTTTTTCCCGACGACATTCGGCCGCGTGTTCATCTCGGCGGAAGATAACGGAACGTCAATTGCGCCTCTCGATTATGGCCGGGCACAGAAGAACCCGGACAACGTGCTGCACGCCATAGGCGGCGAACGCGATGCGATGATATTCGGCGAGAAGTCGGTGGAATGGTGGGCCAATAGCCCAGACGGTTCGGGGAATTTTCCGTTCGTGCCGATCGCCAACATCAACCTGGGCTGCATTGGCGCCAAGACCATTGTTCAGCTGGATCGCGCGGTGGCGTGGATTGCCAATGACGGTACGGTGCGCATTCAGGACGGCTATTCGGGCCGGCGTATTTCGAGCCATGCTGTCGAACGGGCGATTTCGGGCGCGCAATCCACGATCTACGGCTTTGGCTGGAACGACGTGACCACTGGCCATGCGTGGCTGGCCTGGACATGCTCGAATTGGACATGGGCCTATAATATGCGGACGGGGCTCTGGTCGGAACTGCGCAGCTTCGGCAGGACCAATTGGCGTGGCATGCAGTCGGCCAGCTGGCTCGGCATGACGCTCGTGGGTGATTACGATACCGGCGCGGTCTATCAGGTTGACGCCTCTGTTGCGACGGAGGGCGGAGAGCCCATCGTCATGGAAATGGTTGCCCCTGTCATTCATTCCGCGCCCTATGGAATGCGGATCAACGCAGTCTACGTCGACGCGGTCACTGGCGTGGGCACGGGCGGGCCGCTCAGCGAATATATGGATCCCGTTTTGATGCTGTCGGCTTCGCGCGATGGCGGCAAAACGTTCGGGTCAGAAAGGCGCATACCGCTTGGAGCCGCCGGGCAAAGATTGACGCGGGCCAAGACGCATCGCCTGGGGGCATTCGGTCCGCAGGGGTGCGCGTTGCGGCTGGCGGTGTCGGCATCTGTGGCGCGGGCGATTTCAGGCTTGTCGATTGACGCGGACAGGTTGTCTCCCTGATGGCGAACGTCAACATTCCGGCCGCCAGCGTTCCGATTATCAGGCCAGAGGGTAAGCCTGTCCTGGTTGAAAAACCCTGGTATCAGTTGTTGCAGGCGCTGGCGCGGGCCCACAATGATC